CAAAAATAACCAAGATAGCAGGTCAACTATACGATATATTCAGATCTAACTATATATATTATTTAGAGAATGGTTATGTAGAGTTTAAATAAATATATTTATAACCATGAGCCAGTTTGATAAAGTAGTATTTGGTAAAAAGAAATTCTCTGATATTTTAGAGGAAATTTATGATAATCAAAAGAAAAAAGATAAGCAGATAACTGCCCTTATCAATGAATTAAAACCTATGATTGAAGAAATAGGTGATGCTACTCTCTTAGTCCCTCTAATCAAAGAATATATGGAGATTGGAGTTAAGAACGATGACCTATTAATTAAAATGGCAGCCCTAGCTCAACGTGCTATGAATTCTGAAGCCACTGATGCTGGTTTAGGTATTTCAGATGAAGAAAAACAACAACTACTTGACGAGATAAGCAAGTTTAAATCTGAGGAATAATGGCTAGAACTGATAGGGGTAATTCAGCAGCCGCCAATATACTTAGTACTCCTATAGGGAGAACTCTAAAATCTAAAAAAACTTTAGGTAGAGTTGTTAGTATAGTTCTAAATGAAAAACACCCTAGATTTAAAGAATTAGGAGAATGGAACGCCTTAGGAACAATTGAATATACTTTAGTTGACAACCCTACTCCAGCTAATGCTATATTACCTGTAGCTAAACCTGCTGATCCTAATTTAAAAAATTACCCTGTATTAAATGAGATAGTTTTAATCTCAAATCTACCTAATACTGATATTGGTCAATTTGCTAGTTCTGCAATTCCTTATTATACCAATATTGTAGCTTTATGGAATCACCCCCACCATAATGCCTTTCCTCAAAATGATAACATTTTACCTCCTTCTCAACAAAAGGACTATATACAAACTCAACTAGGTAGTGTTAGAACAGTCACTAATCAATCTACTGAGGTTTTTTTAGGAAATACATTTGTTGAGAAAGAAAATATACATCCTTTACTTCCATTTGAAGGAGATGTTATTCTAGAAGGTAGATGGGGTAACTCAATCCGTTTTGGTTCTACTGTTACAGGTTCTGTAAATACTTGGTCTTCAACAGGCCAAAATGGAGATCCAATCACTATACTTAGAAATGGTCAAGGAATTCAATCAAATGAAGGTTGGATACCAACTGTAGAAGATGTCAATAATGATGAGTCTTCTATTTACCTTACCTCTACTCAAAAAATTCCTTTAGAAGCATCTAGTACTTCTTATTCTAGTTACTCTTCTAACCCTCCTACTAAACCAAATGAGTATGCTGGTAAGCAACTTATTCTAAATTCAGGTCGTTTAGTATTTAACTCTACTGAGGATCATTTACTTTTATCTTCTAAAAAGACTGTAAATATCAATGCTATAAATGGTTTTAGTATTGATTCACCACAGTCTGTGATTCAATCCAATAGTGTGTTATTAGGTGGAGTTAACGCGGTAGAACCAGTACTTAAAGGTGATACTACTATTAATGTATTAGTAGGTCTAGTTAACCAGTTACAAGCATTAGCTATTGCTTTACAAACATCAACTGATCCTGCTGTTAATGCAGCTGCTGCTCAATTAACTCCTCAATTAGCTATTATTCGTACTCAACTACAAACTACAACTAAATCACAAGTAAGTAAAACATTGTAATGGCTGGGATTGATATTAATACTATATTAAGTGCTATACCTGAGGATAAAAAGGTAAAAGGTTTACAAAAATTAGGACAACTCCTTATCCAAAAAGGAGTAGAACTAGAAGACCAACTAACCCCAGCTTTAGCTAGTCTTGTCTCTCAATTCACCCCAGGTACATGTCCTGATTCTGTTATTTTACAATCTATAATTGAGAAACGAAATAATATAGTAGGTAAATTAAATGCTTCAGGTCAATCTATAGAGACAACAACAGCTGCCTTTACAGGAGTATCTAGTTTTTTAAATATACTAGTTTTAGCAGTTTCTAATATAAAAAATATTAGAACAGGATTAAATCAAGCTGCTAAATCTATACCAACTATACCAGGGACTGCTGTCTCAGCTATTAATGATTTAAGTGATGCCTCTGATAGACTAACATTTGATAATTTAGGTAATTCTAAACTTCAACAGCAAAAGGATAGAATAGAGAGTTTAGTTATTCCTATAGCTTTATTTTCTAAGACAGTCCAAAATATAATTGCCTCTCTTAGTTCTCTAGATGCTTTAATTGTAGCTTGTGATTCAACTACTCCCTTAGAACCTGTCTCACAAATTATAACACAGACAGCTACTAACCAAACCCAAGCTGATGAGAATGAAGGTTCCTATCAAGGTTTTATTTTTAAAATAGAAGAAGTGCCTTTTAGTGCTACAGTTACTCGTAGAAAAGCTATAGCATATAATCAATCAGGAATACCATTAATAGAGACACCTTTATCATTTACAACAAATAATCAAACATTAATTGATGAACTTAAGCTAATAATTATAAGAGATAATTTAAAAGCTTACTAAATTCCATATTTATAACAAATGAAACCGAGCGAACTAAAATCATTTATCAAAGAAGCAGTTAGAGAAGCTATTCAAGAGGAACTAAAAGACATCCTTTTGGAAGCAGTTCGTGCTCCTAAAGCGCCAATTATAGAAACTTCTGTTAGGGGTGGTGAGTATAACATATCAAATACTGCGGTTACCCCACAAAAATCAGCAACTGAAAAAAGAGCTATGATGGAAAGTATTATGGGTGACATGAGAAGAGGACAAGATACTCTTTCATTTAACTCAGCTGATGCTAGAGGAATGGGTGTAACTGCTAATACTTTACAAGTAGCACCAGGCATGAACACATCAGGTGAAGGGTCTTCCTTACCATCAGGTAATGTTGGTTTAGATATGATTATGGGCTTAATGGGTAAAAAATAATGGCATTCGGAGCACAAAAGATATTTCCAATTGATACCAAGCCAGGAACGGCTGTTGGTGTAGCTATACCTTTTGACGCCCCAGGTGTTTTTTACTCTACCTATACTACAAAAGATGCTGTTAGAAATAACTTAATAAACTTTTTTCTAACCAATCCCCCAGAAAGATATCTTAATCCTACATTTGGTTCAGGTTTAAGAGCTTTTATTTTTGAACAAATTACTACTGGTAATTTAGATGGTCTTAAAGAGAATATTCAAACTCAACTAACCCAATTTTTTCCTAATGTTAGAGTAGGTAGTTTAGACATTTTCCAAGACTCAGACTATAATACTATAACTGTATCTTTAACTTATAATGTTATAGATACCGCTATATCAGACGAAATCCAAATCGCATTCAACTAATGGCCGTAAGACGTAATATACAGTATATAAACAAGGATTTTACCGAGTTAAGAGCGAGTTTAATTAACTACGCTCGCACTTATTTTCCTACAACCTATAATGACTTTAGCCCAGCATCACCAGGTATGATGTTTATGGAAATGGCTGCTTATGTAGGTGATATTATGTCTTTCTACTTGGACAACCAAATTCAAGAGACATATCTACAATATGCTCGCCAAACCAATAACTTATATGAGTTAGCTTACATGTTTGGTTATAAGCCAAATGTAACTCAAGTTGCAACTGTAGATATAGATTTTTATCAACAACTCCCAGCTACTGTCTTTAATCAACCTGATTATGATTACGCTTTGTTTGTTCCTGCTAATACTATTGTAACAGCAGATGCACCTTATAATACTTCTTTCTTAATTGAAGACCCAGTTGATTTTAGTGTTTCTTCTTCAGGTGACCCTACAGAAGTTACTGTATATCAAGTCTCAAGTGGTGGTTCAGTAGTTGATTATTTCTTATTAAAGAAAACTAGAAAAGCTATATCATCTACAATTAACACTACTACATTTACTTTTACTACTCCTCAACAATTCACTACAGTTGAGATTAATTCTTCTAACATTGTAGGTATTTTAGATATTGTAGATAGTGATGGTAACATTTGGTATGAGGTAGATTACTTAGCTCAAGACACAGTATTTGACTCTATTAAAAATACTAATACAAATGATCCAAACTTATCACAGTACCAAGGTGATACACCATTTTTATTACAATTAAAGCAAGTACAAAGAAGATTTACAACTCGTTTCTTAAACAGTACTACTCTCCAGTTACAATTTGGGGCTGGTACCTCAAATGATACTGATGAAGAAATTCTTCCAAACCCAGATAATGTTGGTTTAGGTTTACCATTTGAAATAGATAAACTTACAACAGCATTTTCACCTTCAAACTTTACATTCACTAGAACATATGGCATTGCTCCTTCAAATACTACATTAACTGTTAGATACTTAACAGGTGGAGGAGTTTCAGCCAATGTGCCATCTAATACTATCACTAATATTTCAAGTACAGTTAGATTTTTAAATACCAATTTAAATGCTACAACAGCTAACACTGTATTTAATTCTTTAGTAGCTAATAATGCTTTAGCCGCTGATGGTGGGGGTGATGGAGATTCAGTTGAAGAAATTAGACAAAATGCTTCTGCAAATTTTGCAACACAATTACGTAATGTAACCCAAGACGATTACTTGGTAAGAGCACTTTCAATGCCTTCTAAATTTGGTGTTGTGGCTAAAGCATATATAGAACCTACAAAAGCCCAATCAGTAGCTTCAGGAGCAGCAGCTTCAATACTTGATTTATATATTCTTTCTTTTGATATTGATAGTAAATTAAATGCAGCTTCTTTAGCACTTAAGCAAAACTTATCTACATATCTTTCTCAATACAGAATGGTAAATGATTCTATTAATATTAAGGACGCATTTATCATCAATATTGGAGTTAATTTTGACATTATAGTACTACCTAATTTTAATTCAAATGAAGTACTTACAAAATGTATTTTAGCTTTACAGGATTTCTTTGCTATTAAAAACTGGCAGATTAATGAACCTATTATTTTAAGAGATTTATATATTCTTTTAGATGCTATTGAAGGTGTTCAAACTGTAAAAAATGTAGTTATCTCAAACAAAGTAGGAACAGCTTTAGGCTATTCTCAGTTTGCTTATGATGTAACTGGGGCTACAATTAATAATGTAGTTTATCCTTCACTTGATCCTATGATTTTTGAAGTAAAATATCCTAACACAGACATTCAAGGTAGAGTAGTAAACTTATAAGACAATGGCAGTATATAAAATTTTCCCAGAAAAAGACGCTACAATATACTCATTGTTCCCTGCTATGAATACAGGGTTAGATGAGATATTAGAAGCAGGTAATCTAAATCTTTCAACAAATACTAATCCACAAGTTTCAAGAACTTTAATTAAGTTTAACCAGGATGATATTAA